CAATGAGTTCTGTAGACCCCTCTTCCTTTGTCACATCCGCGAATACGGATTCAGCAACTACAGCAGAACCAAACAGAGCAATACCAAGAGTCATAAGTTTAAGTGTTTTCATTATTGTTTACCTCATTATTTTTATATGTTTTAAGAATTAGAAAAAAAAAAGAAAGAGCGTATTTAAACGCTCACTTGAATGTATTCACTTTCATGGTCACTGTATAGAGTTACGTTATACCCTGTTTCAACCATTTTGCCGTATACAAGATCGATGTTGTTGCACAAGGCTTGAAAATCAATTCCTTCGATTCCGAAATCCACAATATCAATATTTGTGATTTCAATTTCTCGGGCTCGATTAAGATACCTTTCTGCAATTAAATCGTGTATATGATCCATGATTGTGTCAAGGCTGTCCTTAACCCGATTACGGTCTTCCAATTTAAGTGTAAGTAATTTGTTTTGTTGCATTGTAAATGCCTCCTTCTTTGTTATCATTATGCAACGTGTAATTACTGCGAAATATTTATAATTTTAACTTTCTTTCCACAGTCGAGTACGCGTTGAAATGAATCCAAGAAGGTTTGTGATAAAAATGTTTCCAAAGTAGCTTCTAGAGTTGATTCCATGTTTAGTCTGAATTCATCGTCAAGAATTAATTGATATTTACCATAGCTAGGATCCACCGTATTTTCATACATATCATAGATAAATTGTTCATCTAACAGTCCGGAGTTAAATGGTCCTCGATCTAAATGGTA